CTGCCGAGACAGTGCCAACGACGCGATCGATCGTCGATTCCATTTCCTCCGGAACCAGATAGCCTCCGTCAGGATCGGACTGCGTGGTCAGTGCCGCCTTCACCTCGAGGCCGCGCAGACTGTTCTCGGCGTCCACCGCACCCCGGCGGAAGTAGCTTGCGAACGCCTCTGCGTGAGCAGCCTTTGCCGGATCCGCGATGCGGCCGTTTCCGCCGCCGATCTGCATGGCGGAAATGGTCGCGCGGGTTTCTTCGAACGCCTTCGTGAGCGACGTGATCTCGGCGTTGATGCGATCGACCTTCTCAGTCTGCACCACGTCCGCGAACTTGGCCTTGATGCCGGCCAGCTCCTCTTCACGCTCGACCTTGAACGCTTCAAACGTGGCCTTCAGCTCCGCGAGAATGGCGGTCGCCGAGCTTGCATCCGCTCGCACGCGCGCCACGCCGCGAAATCGCGACTGGTTCTGGATACCCATTGGGATCTCCTACGATTTCAGGGTTTCAATAAGCTGCCTCACGGCAGCCTCGTCGATGCCTGCATCACGCGCGGCGGGGGTGCGGCTTGCATCACGCTGGGCCGCGGCACATCCGATCTCGGCGAGGAGCTCGGAGCGCTGAATTCTCGAATGTCCGGCACGCGCAAGCGCGGCCTCGGTCTGTCGTCTGGCCATCAGGGCCCGATCTACCGCCCGCCCGGACGCTTTCGGCAAGGTGATCTGCGCATCAACCGCATCTGCGAAGCCAGTCGATATCGCCTCTTCCGGAGCGAGGTATGTCTCCGCGTCCATGAGCGCGGTGATCGTGCTGCGATCAGCGCCGGTGCGCGCTTCATAGATATCCGCGATCGCCGCATCGAATTTCGCAAAGACATCAGCAGCATCACCCATGTTATGGCGGTTTCCTATGACAACCCCCCAAGCATTGTGAACCATCATGAAGGTCCCGTTGCCCATGCGGATCTCGTCTCCCGCCATGGCAATCACGGAAGCTGCAGACGCAGCGATACCGAGCACGTCGACGGATACCCGTGCCGGATGCGCCCGCAGAATGTTGTAGATTGCAATACCCTCGAAAAGATCACCACCCGGTGAATTGATCTTCACGGTGACGTCACGCGCGCCGATGCCGCGCAGCGCGGCGGACACGCGCTTTGCGGTAACGCCTCCTCCCGTCCACGCATCCTCGCCGATCACATCGAGAACGGAAATCGTGGCATCCTCCTCGATCGCCTGTGCGGCGGGAATTTTCGCCCACCGGCCCAATGCATCCGACGGAGCATCCCAATGGAAATTTTCCGGACGCGGAATGCCGACTGCTTCAGGCAGATTTCTGAGGGTCATCGACCTTTGACTCCGTCTTGTTCGTCACGCCGGCCGTGTTCGGTGGCGGATAGTAGATGTCGCCACCGTCCCGCGGATTCTGATCCTCGAGGGCACGCACCTCGTTTGGAGACCACACACCCCACTGCATGCCGCTCACATAGGCCTTCCAGCGCGCCTCGATGTCACCGCGCACCAACGCCGATCTTTCGAACCGCGCATAGACCTTTGGATCCTGCACCAGGTTGAGATTGATGGTCTCTTCCCATGTGGTCAGGTGATCCTCGAGCGTATAGGCCACGAACCCGGCGGACTGCTGTTCGATGCCGCTTCCCCAGGATGTCGATTTTTCAGTGTCTCCGATCATGTGTGGCGGCACGCCGAAAAACATCGCGATATCGGATCGCGAGAATTTCCGGCTCTCGATCCACTGGGCATCCTCTGCGGTGAGCGCGATCTGCTGGAATTCCATGCCCTCTTCGAGCACCATGACCTTGCTTTCCCGGCTCCCGCCGGCCGCATATTCATCGAGACTCGACTTCAGGTTCTGATGCGCGGTCGGGCTCAACGCACCGGGATGCCGCAGGACGCCGGAAACACGTGCACCGTTCCGGAACATCGCCGAGCCATGTTCCTCCATCGCCATGGCCCCGCCGATCGTTTCCCGTGCGAACGAGATTACCGGCAATCCCCGCACGCCATCGAGTGTCATGCCAGGCAGATGCATGACCTCACTCTGCTTGAACGCAAACTGCCTGCCGTCCTTCCTGGTGTAGACATAGGTCAACGACATGTCGTCGTTCTGCTCGATGACGACCCTGTCGGGGTGAATCGGCAAAATCTCGATCACGTCACCGTTGAGAGCCCGCACGATCTTCCCGAAGGCATTGCCACGCAGAAGCACGTGCGCCTGCTGCATGCGGCGAAAAGCGCTGGGTGTCTGCCAGCGATTTGGCTTGCGCTTCAGGACAGACCAGAGCGCCAGATCATCCGCTTCGGATCTGATCCGTTCATCAACGCGGCGCTTCAGATGCAGCGGCAGTGTCGCGACCGCCCCGGATATGATCCGCACGCACGCATATACCGCCGCTACCCGCATTGCCGTATCTGGTGAGATCACACCATCAGCCGAGTTGCGGATCGCCGCTTCGAGCTCATGTGGCGTCCGAATGATCACACCACCGTCAAGCGCTGCGCGCGGCCTTTGTGGCGCGGCGCTCGCGCGCGAGCGCTTCTTCTTTCCCATCAGACCATCAGGATCCGACGATCCGCATAAACCGACGGTCCGGTTGCCGCTGGATTTCGGCTCATCAGCTGCACCGCATTGAAGGCTGCCATCAGTGGATCGATCTTTGCCTTTCCGGCAGTCTCCTTGGTGATCAGCACTGCATTTCCCCTCGATTCCGCCTTCGCGTTTCCGACGCACCATGACATCATTTCGGATCCGTCATGGCTCACCGTTCCGTCTGCCAGTTTGCGCTCGAGGCCCCAGATCGCACCGGACAGCCGGAACCCCTGCGGAACAGCAACGACGCGATCTCCGGAAATTCCGCGCTCCGCCAACTCATCCACCATTGCTGCCACGCCAACCGCATCGAACCCGACCGCGTGTTTCTCCGCGAGGATGTTCGCCTCGTCCAGCTCCTGCACATGGTCTGCAACTCCGATGATATCGTCCGTCACGGACTTGCAGATTGTGAGCGTCCCATCCGCCTCGAAATCGCGCAGGCGCGGCGCGATCTCCTTGCGCATGTCCAGAACGCCTGGCTGGCACCAGGCATGCGACCAGAGCAACCATCTCCGCGTTTCGCGACATCTCCCGATCACGCAAAGACCAAGCAGGTCATCGAGCCCGCCACCATCAATCCCGACAACAGCCACCTCCGACCGCGTGATCAGGCTTTCGAATGTGATCGTCCGGTCCGCTTGTGCTTCCCAGTGATCTGCTCCACGCCACCGATCTGACCCGAGTCTGAGTCCGATCTCGATATTCAGATGCTGAGATGCAAAGAGCTTCAGCTTTTCGGCGCCACCATCCTCAGCCTTGCGAAGCTCCCGTTCCAGGAATGCAGGATCCACCGACCGGCCGATATTCGGATTCACCACTCCCCAGTATTTCCTGAGCTTCCATGGCGCGCTTTCATCTTCCTGCATGGCGCGCGGAAATTCGTATAGAATCGGCAGCATTGGTGCCTGCACCTTGCCGTCGCGGACATCTCTGGCATAGGCGAGTTCGGACTTGAACACGCCGGCCGGAGGATCCTTGCTCTGCGTCGTCGTCTGGAACAGAAAACCGTCCGGTCGAGCCGCCAGAGCCCCCCTGATTTCTACGAAAATGTCGTCTGCCTTCGACTTCTTCGAAAACTCATGCGTTTCGTCGATCATGGTCCCGACGGCCTTGCCGCCAGTGATCACGTCCGTATCTGCCGCCTTGATCTGAAGCGACGTCCCGTTGACCCGATGCTCGATCGTCCTGATATGCTGTCTCACCTGGAACAGCTTGTCGAGCTCTGGATCTGCGCGGACTGTTCCGGCCGCCTGCTTGAAGGCGATGTTCGCAATCGTCATCGTCGGCGCGATCAGCATGAACTCGGCCTCAGGTCGGCGGTTCATGATCGCCGCCGTCACCATGATCGCGCCTCCGTTCGAGCTCTTCGAGTTCTTCTTGGGAATGAGCAGGAAGTATTCCTGGATCATCCTCCGGTTTGTTTCGGTGTCGAACGATCCGAACATCGCCTCGACGATCGGAAAAAACCATGGTCCACAAGCCTCTGCCATGGTTGGCTTTCCGATCACATCCGGGATCCGCAGCCTGCGAAAGACGCGAAGCGCCCGTGCGCGTTCTTTCTCGAACAGCGGAAGTTCCGGGACAAGCGGCTCTCCGGATAGGATGCGGCGCTCCCAGTCAGGAAGCGCCGTCGACCATGATGCCGTCAAATCAGTCGGTTTCCATCCGGCCCAAGCAGGTCTTCACCCCACTCCGTCCCATCCCCGGCCGTTTCAGCGGCAATCCGTGCCGCTTCCTTCTTTCCCGCTTTCGGCTCCGGCCTGGTATCTTCTTGCGCGTCAGAATACTCCCGCGTCCGCCGCGCAAGGTCGAATCTGTCCATCCGCTCGGAAAGCATCTTGATCGCCCCGACATTCCCGGACTCTACCTGCTTCCAGAGCGCCAGAAGCGTCGACGCCTCGACCCGATCCTTTGCCTCATCCCGAACACGCAGCTCACGGAAATAATGCTTCGCCAACGTCTTGCCAGTGATGCCAAGCGCTCCGGCAATGCGCGAATTTGTCCAACCGAATGCCAATAACATCATGACTTTGCAGCGGTTTTCAGAACTTGCGATATGCTCTGGACGCCCACGCCTGCCAAAGTTCTCAGGTATCGGATCCCCAAGCAGGTCAAATTTTTCAGCCATAGGAAAAAAATCTCTGCGTGAG